GCAAAGTATGCGGTAATTGTTGAAGGTGAAATTGATGCATTAAGTGTGGCGCAATCGGGGTTTAAGAATGGCATTGTTTCCGTACCAAACGGTGCAAATGTTACAGGGGCTATGAAGTTGGAATACCTTGATAACTGCTATAAAGAATTTGAGCATATAAAGCAGATTGTAATTTTTACAGATAATGACGAGGCTGGCAGGCGGTTACGTGATGAATTAGGTAGACGGTTAGGGTATGACCGTTGCTATATGGTAACGGACTACAAGGGCTGCAAAGATGCTAACGAAATACTTGTTAAACATGATGCAGATGCGGTACTAAATGCGATTACATCAGCTACAGAATTTCCAATAGAAGGTATAGTAAATGTAGATGACATTTACAAAGATGTGCATAGCTTTTATGTAAACGGATACCCTAACGGATTTAAATGTGGTATTCCTAACTTTGACAACTTGCTACAGTTCATGTTAGGGCAATTTACTGTAATTAGCGGCATACCGAGTTCGGGCAAATCTGAGTTTACAGACTACATAATTACTGAACTTGCTAGGGTACATGAGTGGAGATTTGCGGTATGTAGTTTTGAAAATCAGCCGTCAAGTTTACACGTAACGAAACTTATGGAAAAGTGTATAGGTAAATCATTTTCAAAAAGGTATGATGAAAACGATAGGATAAGCCCAAATGAATTTGAAGAGTCGATTAACTTTGTAGCTGATAGGTTTAATTTTATAAACATAAATACGATAGAAGTAACCTTAGATGGAATACTTGAAAAGTGTGCCGAATTGGTGTTAAGGCGTGGTATTAAAGGTGTTTTAATTGACCCATGGAACTACATCGAATACAAGGCACAAAACGGACAAAGCGAAACAAAATATGTAAGCGATGCACTGACCAAAATAAAAGCATTTTGCATAAGATACAATGTACATTTATTCCTAATTGCACACCCTACAAAGATGCCAAAGGTTAACGGAAAATATGAAGTGCCAAACCTTTACAGTATCTCAGGTAGTGCGCATTTCTACAACAAAGCAGATAACGGAATAGTAGTGTACAGAGATACCGAAACTGTACAAATATATGTGCAAAAAGTCCGTTATAGTTGGTTAGGTAAAATAGGTATGGCAGAATTTAAGTACAACATTGATAGGCGCAAATATGAGGCTATCGGAGAGCCTGACCCATTTATGAAACAGATACCCGATAACCCACATGCAGGTATAAATAAAAAAGTATCAGATATCCCATTTTAAATAAACACATGAAAACACAAATCAGAATACCACAATCGGAACGGCTTATAGTGCTAAACAAGTACAACTGCAAATGTGCATATTGCGGTAATGCACTAACCCTAGCCACATTAAAACTAGACAGCACCCCCGATAGTATATACCCTAGCTGTATGAGGTGCAAAAGACGTAAGGGTAGTAAAACGATTGAGCAGTTTAGGCTACACATAGCAATAGTACATAAGCAGCTACAATATCTTAACAGCAAGTACAGTTTGTGTAAAGATTACGGTATGGTAACAGATGTAACAAACGATATAATTTTCCACTTTGAAAAATAAGCGAAATAAGGCGTTATAATTACAAACCTATATCTATATACTATTTAACTAAAAAACCCCCTTAATCAAAAGATTAGGGGGGTTTAAAGCTATATTGTGGTGGTCATTGCATCAACCCACTTTTGCACGCTACCATGTTTGGTAATTATAGCGGCTTTTACGGTTGGTTTTATTCTGATAGTGGTAATCTCTTTAGGTGCGTTACCTTGTTTCTTTCGTTGTTCAGCTCGGATTATTTGCCAAGCGTTTGCCCATGCTTTTGGTTCGGAGGTTTGCAAATATGGTATTATAAAATTGGGTATTTTTATATAAAAATGACCTTCAAAACGAGTGCTTTCTTTACACTCCGCATCGGGGTAAACTTCAAGCACTTTGACTTTACTTATGATTGTTCTAGGCATGTTAAAAGTTTTGAATTAGTGCCGCAAGCATCAGCAGCGTTAGGAATATTATTATTTTGCGTATCATGTGGTTATATTGTTTCGTCTGAAAATATTACATGGCATTTCATTTCGCTATCCATTTCAGTGTATAGGGCTTGTATTTTAGCCCTTAACTCCTCTCTATATGCTTTATCGTCTGCAAATAATTCTATCAAATTTGCGTCTAATTCCATCGTATAGTAGTAAGGGCGTATTCCTACACTCATATCCCCTCTAAACTCTATTGTAGCACTAAATGTATCTGGGTGTAGTATCTCTACATTCAATGTAATACCGTCATCAGAAAAGCAGTAAAGTAGTGGGTAATTCTCAAATCTGATACCTATGAAATTATCAGATTGTACTTCTATAATCTCACCTACCCAACCGCTTACATTTAAATCAGTTCCTGTACTTGCGGTAATTACTCTTACTTTTTGCCCTACTTTAAATTTTGTGTTCATAATATATGTGTTTAGTTTTGCCCACAATAGCCGCCTGAATTAACAGTGCGGCTCGGTGAGGGTAATTTAATTAGTAAGATTATTTGTAAATTTTAATCCTATTATCTGTTAACAATGTGTATTGCAAGTAACCTTGTATTGGCATTTGCGATTCAAAAATAATAACTTCTGTAAATTTACTGTTGCACATATTTGTAAAATCAATGCACTCTTGAAATCCTTTTACTGTTCCTGTTGTACCTGTTAATTGAGTTGTCATAACTGTGTGTTTTTGTTTGTGATTAATATTTTGCGTATTCGTAACCTGACTTAACTAATTTTTGCGCATCTGCTGGAGTGCAAACCCAAAACTTACAATCGTCACCCATAACAATCATGTGCAACTTTTCGCAGCGATTAACAAAGCGTACAGCAGCTTCTATTGTAGATAGTACCGTAGGATTGTAGCGTGTGTTTAGTGTGTGTTTCATTTTGCTATTTTTTTCAAAAGTAATACAAAGTAAATTACTAACCTAATTTATTTTGAAAAGTTTTGCAGTTGTACGGATGCTGCACCCCGAATGAGTTAGTGAGTTTGCAGATATTGACAATATTCATTTTCTGTCATTGCTGCAAAGAAAGCAACACTAAATGAATGAATGTTCAAATCGCCTAATTTCAAAAAAGCCGCTTTATTAAAATTCAATCTCATTTTATTTGGCAAGCAAGACCAACGTCTAAAACCTAAGCTAAGAGATGTGTCGTTATACTCTTTTGAGTTTGCTATTTTCGTGTAAGTCATTGTGTTTTTCATTTTGTGTTTGTTTTTGTGATACAAAGATAATGCAGTCTGTATTACTAACCTAATAAAAGTACAACTATTTTAAAAATTATTTTTGCAGTGTGAGATGTTGTGCCTTGTGGGGTGTTATTCTTTAATAGTTATAATGTTGTCATTGCGGCATAATCCAAATTCCAACTTAATACCCTTTTTGTTGTAAAATTTACGTGGGTAATCAAAATAGTAATAATTATGTTCTCCAATCCCTAACATATAAAATTGCATTTGCCCATCATATTTATAACCTTTTATTGCGCAAGTCCTAATTAATGGGAATAAATTTAACCCTAATTGGGGTTTTATAATTTCAGATAATTGTATAGCACTTACGGTAATTTTGTGTTTATGTGAAATAAAATTTTTAACGAAATCCCATTCGCTATTAAATTCTGAAAATATTTTATTTTTTTGCTCAAAACTAACAGAACTACTAAAACAATAATTACTAATATACATAAAAAAGTGCGTTACAGTCGCACCCCTGATGTTTTTAGTTAGATAATTCGTTATGATTAACGACACATTTTTTATTGTCATCCCATACTTTGTGGCAACCTACGCCAGATACATCAAGGCAACTATAAACAGTTGCACCATGATTGTATTTAGCTTGACCGTCTGCAAGTTCTTGCTCATTCCAATATGCAAATTGTTGAACGTAAGCAGTTAATGACTTAGCTAATTTAGTGTATGTCATTTTGCTGTTAGTTTCGTAGGTGGTAATTTTATTTCCATTGATAGCAGTAATTACGTTTACACCGTATGCACCTTTGAACGTTACCTCTTGACCGATTGAAAATTGTGTATTTGTCATTTTTTTGTGTGTTTTTATCGCTGCGTTATTGCTTTGATGATGTAAAGGTAATTGAAAAAGTAATACAAAGTGTATTATTGTGGAATTATTTTGAGATATTTTTATTAATAATGAAACGGCCATAGGTAACTTTGTATTGGCCATTGAAATCTTTGAGGGCCGCAAAAGACCTATTAAACTGTAAAGATAAATTTTTGTAGGTTTCAGTTTTGCAACACTCGTCTGGGGTCAGGCCAGCAACTACAGTAAGGTTTTTTTCTTTGCAAAAGTTATTTATAAATAAGTTAAGTTCATCACTGCTTTTATCGCTCCAATCATTATAAAATGCTTTGTTTTTGTAGAATGTGGCCAATTCGTTTTGGCATTTAATTTCAACAAATTTACCGCCTACTTTCTTACTTACTTTTAGTATTTCTCTTTGTGTGGCCATTGTGTGTTATTTTTATCAAAGGTAATTCATTATGTAATACAATGTACATTTATTTTGAGATATTTTTTATTGTAATACTGCATAGGGTGAAAAGTAGTTAGTAGTTTTGCATTGATACCAGAGCGATAGAACAGATAAAATGTGAGTGTCAATTCATTGCCAGTCTGACCAACTGATTACAATTTGACAAAATAAAAGTACCTGTAAGTTTAGCACCAAATGATTTAAAATCGGGGCGCAAAAATACCAGTTCGTAAAGGGGCTCTGGGGTTCGGTTGGTGCAGAATACTATTTAACCTATATTTGCATAAAAACAGTGATAAAGCAATGATAAAACTAACTGAAATTAAAAGCAACCCAAATAATCCAAGACTTATTAAAGATGACAAGTTTAAGCTACTTTGTGAGCGCATACAAAGTAATCCCAACACTCTAAAATACAGACCTATTGTGATAGATGTGAATAACATCATACAGGCTGGCAACATGCGATTTAAGGCGTTAAAAGAGTTGGGTTATAAAGAAGTACCTGATGAGTGGATAGTGAAAGCAGATGACCTTACAGACGAGCAGATGCGTGAATTTGTAGTAGTTGACAATGTGGGGTATGGTGAGTGGGATTATGATTTACTAAAAAATCAATACAGTGCGGAAGAGTTAAGTGATTGGGGTGTTGATGTGCCACAATTTGCAGCCCCAGTTGATTACTCCATACTTGACGATGACGATGTTTCGGAACAGTTAGGGCAAATGACCGAAGGCGTAAAAAAAGCTATACAAATTGAATTTGAGGCTGAACACTATGAAGAGGCGTACGAATTAGTAAAGTATTGGAGAGAACAAAAGGCTTATGTGGGTGGCATGATTATGGAACACTTAAAAGAAGAAAAGGATAAGATATGAAAATAACCAAAGGCACAATAAACGGAATTAAATTTTATTATCGTGACGGTATGAGCGATATTAAGACTTTTGAAGAAGTTTTAGGGAACGAAGTTTATTTAAAGAAATCAATGTCAATTCAATCTGGTGAAACTTGGATGGATTGCGGTGGCAATGTTGGTGCATTTACTTTGTTAGCTTGTTCAAAAGGTGCTAAAGTTACAGTATATGAACCTGACCCATTTAATTGTGAAATGATTAAAAAGAACCTTGATTTAAACGGCTTTAAAGCCACTATAAAACAGGCTGCATTAGTTCATAACGATACTAAAGAAATAATTTTATTCATTGGCAATAACGGCAATGTTTGGAGAAATTCCATAGTTAAGAAATGGAACAACAAAGGGATTAAAGTCCCATGTTTGAATTTTGAAGATGAGTCTAAAAACTTTGATTGTTGCAAGATGGATATTGAGGGGGCTGAAATGCTGATACTGGAAAATACTAAAAAGGTATTTAGTAAATTAGTTTACGAATGGAGTTTTGACATTGATGATAGCTTGCCTAGATTTTGGAACATAATCGAAAAACAAAAAAAGCAGTATTCTGATTTAAAAGATGTTGGGAATACTGGGAAATTTAAAAGTAGAGATTATGACACTTGGCAAAAATCTTGGTTTCCTGCTTGCACAAACGTTTTCGCATTTAATAAATAAAACATGAAAAGAATAGATTTGATACAAGTAACTCATAGTCGCAAGACAGGCGAAGAGTGTGAATATATTGAGCCTAATGTAACTGAAGATTGCATATTTTATGCAGATGGAGAACCAGTAGGGTTTTACCTTACAAAAATGCCTGAAAAAATGTGTAAGTTAGCAGATTTGGCTAATGCAGAATTTAGGAGTAAAAATGTACCAAAATCATTAATGGCAAGAGCTGGTAAATTAAGAGCTTTACAAGCTGGAAAATCGAAAGAAGAGGCAAGTCTTTTAGATGTTGAGCAATTCTCAACTATTATTGGTTCAGTTCCTCCAAAAGCTTTAATGAGAAGAGAATATAAAAACAGAAGTTCAGTTCATGGAGTTAAAACAGCACAAACTTTTATAAAAGCAATGTTACTTTTAGCAAAAGAAAGTGAAGAATTAATTAAAGAACTATTGCCAAAACAATACGAACAACAAATAGAATTATTTAAAGAAGTTCCTGATAAATGGAAGTTCGCAAATTTATTTACAAGTTCAATTTCAAACTATAATATTTCAGCACCATTCCATAGGGATGCAGGTAATATAGTGGGAGCGGTAAACGTAATTATTTGTAAAAAATTTAACTCCAAAGGTGGAGATTTACATATCCCCGATTATAACGCCACAATAGGGCAACAAGATAATTCAATACTTGTTTATCCTGCATGGCGAAATCTTCATGGAGTTACACCAATTATCCCAACTTATAAAGGAGGATACAGAAATTCACTTATTTTTTACCCATTGAAAGCGTTTGTGGGATTAGCAGAATAAAAATAACAGATAATGAACAAAGGCGGAACACCCGAAAACCTAAAATCATTTACTAAGGGGCAGTCAGGCAATCCAAACGGTAGACCTAAAAAGATACCTGATTTGGATAAACTACTTGCAGATGTATTAGGCGATGAGAAAGAAGGAATATCAGCAGGACAAGCTATATTAATGGCATTGCGTAAACGTGCTATATCGGGTGATGTGAGAGCAGCAGAAGTGCTACTCGATAGGGCATATGGTAAGCCTAAACAATCAATGGACTTAAACCATGAGGGCAATGTTAATCATGTAGTCACTGGTATGAAAATAGTATAATGGCTACAACTAAGGCAATAGAACTTTTATTTAATACAGAAGGGAATGAAAGACAAAAGGATGTATGTAGGGCATGGTTAAATGATGAAGTAATTGATATAGTTTATGGTGGTAGTAAAGGTAGCGGAAAATCATTTTTAGGTTGTTCGCTGATATTCGGAGATGCGTTTATGTACCCAGATACCCACTACTTTATTGCTCGTTCTACCTTATCAGATTTGCGAAAGTTCACTATACCTTCGGTGTATGAGGTGTTTGGTATTTGGGGAATTAAAGACACCATGTATAAGTATAACGGGCAAGATAACTGCTTTGTTCTTTACAATGGGTCTAAGGTATTTCTGTTAGGTGCTGATTATATGCCGTCCGACCCTATGTACATGCGATTTGGTTCTATGCAGATGACTAGGGGATGGATTGAAGAGGCTGGAGAGTTTCACAGGGATGCAAAGAATAACTTACAGGCAAGTATAGGCAGGTGGAAAAATGGAATATATAATTTAGTCGGTAAGTTATTGCAGACTTGTAACCCAGCTAGTAATTACCTAAAATCAGACTATTACTATCCATTTAAGAGTGGTAAGCTAGAAAGTTGGAAACGGTTTATACAAGCATTTCCACAAGATAATAAGATGCTACCTGCTGGGTATTTGGATAACCTTAAACGTATATTAACTAAAAACCAAAAGGAAAGACTGTTATTTGGAAATTGGGAATATGACGATGACCCGAGTGTATTATGTGATTATGATGCTATCTGTGATGTGTTCACAAATGAGCATGTAAAGACTAATGGCAATAGGTATATTAGTGCAGATATAGCCATGCAAGGGCGTGATAAGTTTATAGTGGGTGTATGGGATGGGTTTGTGTGTGATGTGGCAGTAAGTGAGGATAAAAGCACTGCAAAGGGTATCACAGCTACTATAACAAAGCTAATGGATAGATATAGTATCGGGCATAGTAGGTTAATCGCTGATGCTGATGGTGTGGGTGCGTTTGTGGGGAGTTATATAGACGGGTGCAAGGAATTTCATGGTGGCGGCAGTGCAACAAACAAAGATGAATACGCAAATATTAAAAGTGAATGTGCATATAAGTTAGCGGAAAAGATTAATAAACGTGAAATATATATAAAGTGTACAGAGGAACAAAGGTTATTAATTATTGAAGAGTTGGGAGTGCTAAGGGCTGATGATGTAGATGCAGATGAACGTAAAAGGCGTATAATTAAAAAAGATTACATGAAAGAATTAATAGGGCGTTCACCCGATTATCTTGATATGCTGATAATGCGTATGTGGTTTGAGAGTAAAGACAGGGAATTTTTTGATATTTCTAGTTGTGATTATTAATTACTTATATTTGCAAACATGATATTACCATTAACAGCAGCAAGGGGGGAGTTATCAATCACATCTATACTACGTGATAGACCGCATAAGAGGTATGTAGAGGAGTTTCAAAAGTATTGCGCCCATACTACTATGCACATGACAGGTCTAGGGCTAGATAAG